ATTAGTATATTTTTTGATGAATCTATTAGCGTGCATACATAAGAGCACAATTTCCACCTATAAAGGTAATCACATTATATCTCTCTTCTAGAACCGTAAGATCATAATTATAATCATAAATTCTCCATGTCGGCTTATTCACACCAATAAGAAGTCCTGACGAAGGGTCACATATAGTATATGTTTGAGCATTTGGATCCAATGGGGGTGAAAAGGTAGTAAATTCAAGTTGAATGTCTTTAAATTTGCTCAAATTAATAGCACCAGACGGTTGAAGATCGTACGGGTCTGTGTGGATTCCGTAATTATAACAATATAATCCATTTGGTGCATTCCCAGAAGTTCTCACATATTTCTCTATATAATTATAAATGCCCGCATCTAACAGATTCTCTCTATATTTACCGTCTAATAATATACCCATATTTAATAATATATTTTTTTGATTTTCAGGACTATAATTACCAGTAATGTATAAATTTGTTAATGCGTTATCAGGGTCTAGACCAGGTCCGATTCCTTCAGAACCAGAAAAGCAAGGAGACAATATTAAATTACCACTTTGATCGGCTAATTGTAAATCTTGTGGTAAATAATTATATGGCCAATTGGTATAATTACTCCATTCATTGCGAAGGTTTACATCACTTCTTTGAAAATACATCATCCACGAGGAGACCATACCTAAACTACTCTCCAAGTTCACACGACGACTACCAGTTACATTGGGGAATTTATATTCATATGCGGATTTTATTAAATATTTCTGTTCATTTGCTGCAAATACGCGCGATTCTTCTTTGGATAAAAAGCAATAGGTAGACATTACATGAATATCGGCATTCCAATTTGTACGTTTATCTTGATAAGATGTAGTAGTGTTTAACGATATATCAGGTGGGGATTGCAAGAAACGATAGAATTGATGCAATGGGTCATTAAAATTTGGTTGAATGAGTGGTAAAGTCGGATCAGTTATATCACGTATTTGTATTAATTCTTTTACAGGTCTTAATGTATATTCGATTTCCAATTCATTATATTGGAGGGCAACTAGTGGAAATGCCATTTTACTAGATAATGTAAACCAACTATTTAAGGGGATAAATAGTTTTCTTGCACGGATCGATGGTTCACATCCAAGAACACGATTATCTGATGTATCTGTATAATAAGCATTTGGGTACCCAGGACTATGTGTTGGTGTATTCGCAGGATCGTTTAATTCCAAAACATTACCGGTCATCTCGTCATATAAATTCTTTTTAACATCGCTAAAATCGCGTTCTACCATGGCTAATAAATAATCACCTGTGTATTTCTGCAAAATTTGACCACCTACACTAATAACGACTTCTTTAATCATTTTTGTACCTAAATTATCGATCCATCTGAATTCATACGGAGACCATTGACCAGAACAATCTTGAGGAGGATATATAGGACTCCAGATTGTTGGTAATTGTACTACTAAATATGTATCCATTAATAATTCAGCATATCGCTTCACGCGAAAAGTAAATTTAGATTCTTCTGACATACGCAATGTTCGTAATCCGTCGAAATCCAGTCTAAATTTCTGTAATCCAAAATTTGTATACTTAGCATACGTTGCTTTAAAAAACGTTTTTTTAGGATTTCCATTTAATATTATATTTTGATTTCCATAAGAAACTAAATTTAGTAGTCCACCTGGCATTGATATAATATATAATAGTATTATTAAATCCTTTTTCTTTTTCTTTTTCTTTTTCTTTTTCTTTTTCTTTTTCTTTTTTTCTTTTTCTTTTCCCTATATCATAATTGGAAATTCTTTATATTTTCAAACTTTAGAAATTTGTGGTTTATCGCAAATTATTTCCTATAGGTAATATAAATAGTATGATACAACATGTATCCAAGATGTTTAATAAAATAACTAGTGCTGAAAACAAAGATCGAACCATACGTATTGCTTCGATTACGATAGTGGTAATAATTACTGCATTTATTATCTATTATATTATAAAAAAGTTAGAACTAAATAATAAAAATTGTCAAAACATAAATTCATTATATCCGAAGTTTCCTCATTTATCATCAATTAATTCGGTAGATCCTGAATATCAACATAAATTACGAGATTATTATGTAAAAACAGCATATAATTCATGTTGTAGTGGTCAATTCAAGAATGATTATGTAAATACGTGTGCACTAAAAAGTTGTATACGTCAAGGTGCTCGTTGTTTAGATTTCGAGATATATTCGGTTAATAATAGACCAGTTATTGCTACATCTTCTGTAAATAAATTTGACGTGAAGCAAATGTATAATTATGTGCCATTAGAAGAGGCTATACAAATTGTTAATTCGTATGCATTTTCAGGTTCTACATGTCCCAATGCAAATGATCCATTAATATTGCATTTTCGTGTTATGAGTAAAAATGAGAAAATATACAAAATGATAGCAGATACTATATATAACCATTTATCAAACCGACTTTTAGACAAAACGTATAGTTACCAATACGATGGTATGAATTTAGGTGCTGTTCCATTAAGCACATTTATGGGCAAAATTATTATTGCGGCGGACAAATCAAATCCATTGTTTGAATCTACGCCTTTAGCAGAATATGTTAACATTACCTCCAATTCAATATTTATGAGAGCATCTCGCAATTATGATATTGTATATGCTCCTGATATGAATGAATTGATTGAATATAATAAAAAACAAATGACATTATCAATGCCTGATTTAGGCCCAACAAATACGAATGTTTCTAGTAGCCTTCATATGAAATATGGTTGTCAATTCGTAGGTATGTGTTTTCAGAATGGTGATGCTAATATGCAATACTATAATGGGTTTTTTGATGAAGCAGGTCACGCGTATGTATTAAAGCCTGAAAATTTGCGTTTTATACCAGTTACTATCCCGGATGCTACACCTCAAAAGCCAGAAAATTCATATGCTAGTCGAAATGTTAGTAGTGATTTTTATAATTTCAATATGTAAAAACAACAATCTATATATTTGGAAAAAAAATATATAGATACTATAATGACATCGTGCACCCCTCGCCTATCTTTGGAAGAGAAAGAACTGGCCATATTAAGAAAAGCTGTAGATACTGCTGATAAAATTAAAGGCGCTAAAATCGTAAACAATCCTGATGTTGAAAAAATTATTAAAATAGTTGAAGCATTTTTAATAAAGAAACGTTTAGTATGTTATGGTGGTACAGCAATTAACAATATATTACCAATCCAAGACCAGTTTTACAATAAAGATGTTGAAATACCCGATTACGATTTTTATTCATCAAATGCAATGGAGGATGCAAAGGAGTTAGCAGATATATATTATGCCGCAGGATATACAGAAGTAGAAGCCAAAGCAGGAGTTCACCATGGCACATATAAAGTGTTTGTTGATTTTATACCAATTGCTGATATTACACAATTGGAGAAAAAGATTTTTTCCATGTTACAAAAAGAAGGAATACGTGTAAATGGTATAATATATTGTCCTCCTAACTTTTTACGTATGAATATGTATTTAGAACTATCGCGTCCATCGGGTGATGTTAGTAGATGGGAAAAAATATTAAAAAGAATCATATTATTGAATAAGAATTTCCCGATAAAAGAAAAAGGGTGTGAGCCTGAAAATTTCCAACGTGATTTTAATATAGAAAATTCAAAATTACAAGGCGAGGTTTTCTACATAACGCGTGATTCTTTTATACATCAAGGTGCCGTGTTTTTTGGCGGATATGCTACATCATTATATTCTGAACACATGACAAAAAAAACAAGAGAGTTATTCCGTAAAACCCCTGACTTTGATGTATTGGCTGAAAATCCGAGTCAAGCGTCTGACCTGCTAAAGAATAGATTGAATGATGCCGGATATAAAAAAGTGAAAATTATTAAACATGATGGTATTGGTGAATTAATAGCGCCTCATTATGAAGTGAAGGTAAACATTGACAAGAAAGACAAAAGTATAGCTTTCATATATGAACCAATGGCTTGTCATAGTTATAATTTAATTAAAGTTGGAAATAAAGATATACGTATCGCAACAATTGACACAATGTTAAGTTTCTATTTAGCATTTTTATATACGGGACGTGAATATTATGATAATAAACGAATTAGTTGTATGGCTGAATATTTATTCAAAGTGCAACAAAAGAATCGTCTACAACAAAAGGGTGTATTAAAACGATTTAGTATATCGTGTTACGGTAACCAACAAACATTAGAGGGTATGCGAGCTCAAAAGACAGAAATGTTTAAATCTCTTAAGAATAATAGAAACTCAAAAGAATACGAATCGTGGTTCTTGCGCTATGTTCCATTTGAATTGCACCAAGATAAGAAGTCAAAAAACAATGATTCTAAAGCAAATACGACTACAAAATCAAAGAATTCAAAAAATGCAAAAAAAACAAAAAAGGCAAAGAAATCAAAGAAAAATGCTACAAAAAAACGATTCATATTATTTTAGATATTCAACGATGTAGTTTTTTAGCCCAGCTATTTAGATATCTAGA